CGCTGTAGAGCAATCCTGACGCGTTGGATTGCAGCGGGTTAACGTTGACTTCTGCGGCGTTGTTGGAGGCTCGCCGTACCACATTAGGGTTTGAGCTGGCGCTATCAAGAACGATTGGTGCTTGCAGGCCCAGTGGTAGAGGGACTGAGGCTCCTTTTTGAGGCCATGGCAGAGCGGAGGTGAAATAATCATGTCGCTTGCCGCGGCGGCGGATGACGTAATTAGCGATGGAATCAGGGCCATCGCCAGTGTCCACGGTGAGCGACTGCTGTAAGTTTTCATCTCTAAACCACTCGTTCCAGATGAGGTTATAAGCGCGCAGGAATAGCGCCGAGTGAGTGAACGTCTGTCCGGCTTCGATCTGCCCATCGGTCGGTAAACCCATGTAGTCCTGCAAGCTCGAGGCTGCATATCCGCCAGCAGGGCTTACCTGTTGCGGGATAACGAACGAAATTGAATCGTTAGGATTCTCTTGCGCCCCCATGAACTTCTCCCAGTTGTCCCACACCAGGCGGTTCGGAACGAAGAAGAAGAAGGAATCGAGGTGCAAGTTGTCTAGGATTGGGAATATCGGTGTAGCGAGTCGGCAGAATGCCGTCATGTTCACGCTAAAAGCGTCTCCCGGAAGGATTTCATCGAGAAAGACTGGTACGAGAAGTCCGGCGTCGAACGTCGTCTTGTAACTTTTCGGGATAGCGAATCCCGCGCGCGGAATGTCAGCTCGCGGTACCATCGAGAAACGATGTAAGTCGACTGATTGATTACGGTGCATGGCTGTTACTCCTTAATGGCGTAGTCGAACGCGAACGCGATCGGCTTGTTTCTTTCTTGGTCTGATCTGGGGGTGATTTCTCCTGTCTCGGTGTCGAAGTCCCCTAGGTGGCAAAGCGTATAGCACTCTGGGTGCGCGTGGATTGGTGAATCCTGCTTTCGTGCTTCGTCTCCAAAGCTCCTGATGGCAACGCCCAGGGCGGGAACGAAGAACGGGTTGAGGTACTCTTGCAATGCGTTGTCCCACACGGCGACCATTTTCTGAATCATGTTATATCGTCCTCTTTTTCTGTTTAATTCGTGCTTCTGTAACTGTTTTTTTATCTTGTATTCTTTTTTCTGTATTATCTTCTGGTTTTATTTTCTCCTCTCTTTTCATTTTTAAGTATTCATACTCATCTTCATTTTCTTTTTTGTATAGTTTGTCATAGTATTTCGGTGGTTTGTATTCTTTCCCGTTGATTACGACGTAATCGTGCGGGTATATATCCTCCTTCCACTTTTCATAGAATCCTCGTCCCACAGCCGGTTTTAGGCTCATGTGGGCGAACTCTTTTGTGATTTTGTATTCGCCGTGCTCGTCTCGCGCGGTGTAATGCTCCGCCGCGGCGGGCCCCCCGATCTTTTTCATTGCATAACGAGCGACATACGCGGCGCTCTCGAAGGTGAGCAACCCAACGGAAGTGAACCCTAGGCCCCAGACGCGCGTGAGCTGTTCGGAGCTATAGGTTTTCGACCAATCTAGTAAGCGCAGCGGGGTCTTGTCTGGAAAGTCATGTCCGAACAAGATCGCGTGGTAATGCGCTCTCCCGGACATGTCCCCGTATTCTCCACAAGCGAAGTAACGGATTTTCTTGCCCTTCTCATGGAATCTCAGCCTTTTGAGGAATTTCTGTACAGTCGGATAATGCAAGTTATTGCGCACTGGAATGTGCTCATCGTCATAAGTGAGCGTGATAAAGCAGTTTTCCTTGTGTAACGACGCCTCATGCATGATTCGCATGGCCCATTGTCTGGAATGCTCAAGTCGGCAGCCCAAACATTGACCGCAGGGAAGTGTGAGTGCAGATACTGCGCCACTGCGTTTGGTCTCCGTGAAGGTTACTCCCCCGGAGGCGGTCCTAAAGGCCGCCATGGGGGAGAAACAGGGCATTAGAGCCTCCAACCGCCGCGCACTGGTGCTCCTTTCATCATATTCGCGGCTTTCGTCCGTTGAACCGAGCCCCGGAACTTCCGGGCTGATTTGGATTTATTTACTGCGTGTCGCACTTTGCATCTCCATTTCTTCGGTTTGTAGGTGATTTCGCAGAGCAGCAAGTTCCCCTAATTCCTGTCTCCTCAACTCCTGTACGAACTTGTTTTTCTCTGCCTTCATCTTGCGTTGCAACGCTGTTTCATACAGTTCCAACGCCTCGATGATAAGTTGTCGCTTTCTTCCTTCCATCTTCTTCATTCTCCTTTTTGCGACACAGCGCCGTCAGGCGCGTTTGACCCTGGACCAGTTCCTCTACTAGATGTAACTGGTCCAGGTGACAGCACCCTCAGATTTGAGGGGTCTGTCACCTTGAGGAATCCGAGCTTTTCGGCTTCCTCTCTGTTGCGAGAATCCGACAAGAACTCCATGAGCTGCTGTGGCGAGTTCTCGAACCTTGCGCGTGTTTGGGCCGGGAGTCTCATAAATTCCCGGTCCGCATCCATCACCAGGTTCAAGGCTGACTGGTAATCGATCACGCCGTCAGAATAATCCTCGTAGGTATAAGACCGAGGATTTACCGGTAACTGGCCGGTCAGGCCGAACCGTTGAACGATGGTGTTAATGTCGCACTCCTCGCGGAACTGCTGTTGCGCTAGGGTTTTCTCCGGGCAGGTAAGTCCGGTCTCCCGGCTGGCTTCGTCCGTGTCGTAGTTGTAAGGGCTTCTCACGAAAAGCCCGGCCCTCACGTATTCCCCATTTTTGTCAATCATCGTAAAGCCCTCGCAGTGATAGCGGCGCTTGCCGCGGTGGATACTCCTTTGGACAGGCTCCCTAGGTAGGGAGCCACGTTTCGCATATACCAAGAATCCTGGGCCTTGGCTTCATTTTCGGACCTTGGGATTCGGTTCCCGCTTAAAATGCTCTCAGCTTCCATCAGGGCGCGTTGAGCAGGGATAAGGCTAGTCTTACCCTTGGTCAGGGCATGTTCGGCCTTAATTAGCTCTACACGGGCTTCTGCGGCCCTTGTTTCCATCATGTCCCGGACCGCCGCGGTGCCTGCTCTGACGGCGTTAGCCTGTAGGGTCGCAATTTCCTGTGCAATTTTCGGGATTTGCGCCCGGAGGTTTTCCGCGGATGCTTCGAGGTGTTTTGCGCTACTAGCGCTCGTGAGTGTTTCTTGCTCCATTTTGGCAATGTTGACGTATTTCGAGGCGGTGTCCGCGTCGATGTTTTTGGCGGTTGCGTGCTGAACCCCGATTTGCGCCGCAATCATGGCGTTCGCGGCGGCACTCGAAGCGATGCCGCGCTTGCCTTCGGCGTGATACCCGGTGCCTGATGCCTGGGCGGACCCAGGCGTTGACATGGATGCCTGAGAGCCTCCAGGCGTGCTTGCTCCTCCTTTCATGTAGGCCAGCATGGGATTTAGGCCGGCAGCCTTCAAGTCGCCCACCGCGCGCTGGTAAGAGCGGTTGGACATGTACTCCTCGAAAGTCCGGTTCGCGTGTGCTTCGGCGGAGTTGTATGCCGCAGTGCGGCCCCACATCTGCTCCGTGAACCCTCGACTGATGCTTGCCTCGTCCCGGTTGTAATTCAGGATTTTGTCGTTGATACGTTCGTTGGCCGCGTTTTGCGCGTCCACCGCCCTAGAGTCGGCCTGGGCACCGACGAAAGAACCGACCAGGCCCAGGATTCCATCAAATAAGCCCATGTTGCCTCCTCAGAAGCGATCGATGAATCCGGGCACGCTGTAAAGCGGCATCGGACGCACGGCTTTGATTTTCCAGAATGAGTCGAACAAGATCTGCTGTCCGTTCGCCGCGGCGCCGACCGCGAGCACGCGGTCAAGCGGCGGCCTGTCCTCGATGAATGAGGCGTTAAGGGTCGGTAGCGTGTTGAAGCGCTGCGCAACGTGCCATCCGTCGATTGTGCCGGTCGAGGTCGACTTGAATAGGCCGGTAATCTGGGATGGGTTGTAACGGTATTCCGCCCAGCGCTCCTGGTACCCGAACACGCCATCGTCCTGTCCACCAGGAGCTCCGCCAACCATGTAGATTTCTTTGTTGAGTACTGCCTGCTCGCCTAGGTGGGCGAAAGCCGGGAAGTAGAAATCGTATCGGGTTGAGCGCGACCACATCTTGCGCAAGCCCTGCTGGTAGGTGAGATCTGCTCTTACCGACACCAGGCCGATAACCATCCCGTGCTCCTCGAAGGATTTCGACCACCCATGGTTCGCCAGGCCGGTCCCCATTGCCGCGAGATTACCTAGGGGCGTTGTTCCGTCGGCAATTCCGGTCGCGGATGTTTGAGCGATGGGGTTGATGCTGATGGGCGTTGAGCCTCCCCCGATATATTCGGGTCTTTGCAGCCTGGCGTCTGATGAGATAACCCCGAAGTGGGATCGCAGGATTTCCGTGTAGCGGGTACCGCCGCGGGCATCCCGCTCGAGGAGCTTCTGGATTTGGAAAGCTTGTCGGAGCTGGTTGATGGTTGAAGCGGTTGCGGCGGACAAGTCCGCGTAGAGTGTTCCGTTAGGGTCGATTCGCAGGGTTTGCGTTCCGCTGTAGAGCAATCCTGACGCGTTGGATTGCAGCGGGTTAACGTTGACTTCTGCGGCGTTGTTGGAGGCTCGCCGTACCACATTAGGGTTTGAGCTGGCGCTATCAAGAACGATTGGTGCTT